GGATACTTTGAGTAATGGCACTCTTCAAGCAAATCGGAACCAATTACGGAATCGTTGCGTCATATTGGAAAATTACAGATGTCTCGTTGAATAGTCTTGATGGGACTGCTCATGTTGTTGTGTCTGGATATCCAGATAGAGAAATACGATTAGCAGGATATCTTCCTCTAAAGACTCTTGAATATTCTGTATCAGTAGAGGATGTTCAGACATATTTTCCTACCAGTCTTGATATTGCTCAAGTGTATGGATATCTAAAGACTCTCGGTGATTTTATTTTTGCAGAAGATGCATAATCATTTGACTCATATTTAAAATGAGGTATAATTCTAGTCATGCTAAACATCTATAAGACTGATCCAAAAGTTCCCACACCATCATACGCCACAGCAGCCTCTGCCTGTTTTGACATTGCAGCCTTCATCCCATACATGGGAAGCGTTAAGGCTTATACAAAAACAAATGAAACAGTAGAATTACTTGCTGTTGCAAATGCCGAAGAGACAGAATCTTACATTGAGATTCCCGCTGAATGGCGAGTTCTTATCCCAACAGGATTGATTTTTGATATTCCTGATGATCATTGCGTAAAGATATATCCACGGTCAGGAATGTCAACAAAGATGGGCATCAATCTCATCAACTCTGTTGGTATTGTTGATTCCGACTATGTTCTTCCTGTTTTCGTTCCTGTGTATAACAATTCACAGAATCGCATAAAGATCAAGAATGGTGATCGCATTGCACAAGGAGAACTCGTTCCTGTGATTAGAGCAAATATCAAGATCACCGATCAAAGACCATCTCAAAAGACAGACCGTGATGGTGGTTTTGGTAGCACTGGTCTGTCATCCTGAAAGGTATTCATCATGAATCGTGAAGAATTGTTTAAGCATCATGAAGAGTTGTGTAAGATCGCTCTCAATATCATGCGAAAGAAGAACCATGATTATGCAGGAAACAGCGGTGAAACTCCATTTGCAAATTTTGAGCGTTGCGAAGCGATGGGTATCTGCTCTACAGAGGCAGGATTCCTCGTTCGTCTCACAGACAAGTTGTCTCGCCTATCAACATTTACAAGTGCTGGTCGCCTTACTGTAGAAAATGAAAGTTATGAAGATGCGATTCTTGATATTATCAATTATTGCATTCTTTTCTCGGCTTATGTAAAGAGTCGAGACGAATAAACTTGCACACATCAAAATCTCTGCTATAATCTCGGCAAAGGAGCCTAGATGAAGGATCGCTATCAGATCATACAGGGAGATTGTCGCGAGTCTCTAAAGACTCTAACCGAAAATTCGGTGAATTGTTGTGTGACTTCTCCACCCTATTTCGGACTCAGATCGTATGGAGGAGGAGAGGATGAGATCGGCATTGAAGACAGGGTTGAAGACTATATTCAATCCCTCGTTGATGTTTTTCGTGAAGTTCGCAGGGTTCTGCGTCCTGATGGCACTCTATGGTTGAATCTTGGTGATTCATACATGGCACAGAAGAATGTCGTTCCACCACCACAGACAATCGGTGGACAACGCGACATGCCTATAGGAATTCCTGGCAATCGCAGGGAGCAGAAGGGTCTGAAGCACAAGGATCTCATTGGTATTCCTTGGAGAGTAGCACTTGCACTTCAAGCCGATGGTTGGTGGCTTCGTCAGGATATCATTTGGCATAAGCCAAATCCGATGCCTGAAAGTGTTGAAGATCGCTGCACTCGCGCACACGAATACATCTTCATGCTTTCAAAGAAGTCTCATTACTACTATGACCATGAGGCGATCAAGGAGCCAGCACAGAATTGGGGAACTCGCGACCGTTCTGAAATGCGTGATGGGACAACTGATCCAAAGTTGAAGCATCATGGTTTGAAAGGTAAGGAGTGGGAAGAAAATCCCATGAAGAACAAGCGTTCTGTTTGGACTGTGAATACCAAGGGATACAAGGGCGCGCATTTCGCCGTATATCCCAAACAACTTGTGCTTCCCTGCATCCTAGCAGGATGTCCTCAAGATGGAACTGTTCTTGATCCTTTCAACGGCAGCGGAACCACAGGTGTCGTGGCTCTTCAGAACAATCGTCGCTATATTGGGCTTGAACTAAACCCAGAGTATGTTAAACTAGCAGAGGCTCGTATCGCTGAAGAAGTGTCTCCTCTTACTAGTCTATTTGAATGAATTTTTATACACACATCACACGAATCGGTGACACAATCGCTTACCGTGGCTACAAGGACGGCAAGCGAATCATTGAGAGGCGGGATTTTTATCCACGCTTCTTTATGCCATCCAAGGAAAACAACCGTTGGAAGACGCTTGATGGTAGGTCCGTTAAAGAGATAAAACCTGGCACGATGAGTGACTGTCGAGATTTTATCGACCGTTATCGTGGAGTTCGTGGTTTTGAGATTTTCGGAAATTCCGACTACATCTATCAGTTTATCGGTGATGAATTTCCAAATGAAATTCAGTATGATCCTAGCCTGTTGAAGATCTGCTGCATAGACATTGAAACTCGCTGCGACAATGGTTTTCCGAACATTGAAGAGGCAAACGAACCTCTAAATGCAATTACTGTTCGTGTCGGTGATCAGATCAATGTCTATGGAGTGGGAGACTATAAACTAGACTCTCAGTTCAACTGCCATCGTTTTGATAATGAAGAGGAGATGTTGATGGAGTTCCTGCGTTGGTGGCAGGGAGCAGACATCGACATCATCACAGGATGGAATGTCAATCTATTCGATATTCCTTATCTTGTTCACCGACTGAACCGAGTCTTTGGTGATAACACGGCAAATGCTCTGTCTCCGTGGAAGAAACTAAAGAGACGAACGATCAAGATTATGGAACGAGAGAACACAGCCTATGAGGTTGTGGGAATTCCAATTCTAGATTATCTTGATCTATACAAGAAGTTCACCTTCATCACCCGTGAAACCTATAAACTCGACCACATTGCAGAGGTTGAGTTGGGCGAACGAAAGGTAGATTGGTCAAAGGACTATGAGTCTCTAAAGGATTTCTACACCAAAAACTTTCAGCGATTCATGGAATACAATGCACAAGATGTCAATCTTGTGATCCGATTGGAAGAGAAACTAAAACTTCTTGAATTGGGTCTTGCTCTTGCCTATTCAGCGAAGGTAAATCTTACCGATGTGTTTTCACAGGTAAGAACATGGGATCAGATCATCTATCACCACCTCAACGAGCGCAGAATCGTCATTCCGATGAAGCCCGAAGGTGAGGAAAAGGATGAGCAATATGTGGGTGCTTATGTAAAAGAGCCGCTGATTGGTATGCATAAGTGGGTTGTGTCTTTCGACATCAACTCGCTATATCCACACCTTATCATGCAATACAACATCTCTCCCGAGACTCGTCTTGAAGACAAGTTGGAACTGAATATAGACAAGATTTTGAACGGACAGGAAACCGAAAAGATCGGTTCTGTCGGAGATATGTGTGTTGCTGCAAATGGCACGATCTATCGCAAGGATTTTCAGGGATTTTTGCCTGAATTGATGGATAAGATGTATGCCGACAGAAAGCACTACAAGAATCTCATGATTGAGGCAAAGAAGGAACTTGCTTCGGTCGAAGACCATATCAAGAAGAACTCCACGATTGAGTTGTTGGCAAAGAAGCGCAAGTTGGAGTTTGATGTCTCAAAGTATCACAATTTCCAACTAGTAAGAAAGATTCAACTCAACTCTGCCTATGGAGCCGTTGGAAACGAGTGGTTCCGTTACTATTCAAAGGACATGGCAGAGGCAATCACTTGTTCAGGTCAGTTGTCGATTCGTTGGGTGATTAATCACATCAACAGTTTCCTCAACAAGACAATGAAGAGTGACAAGGACTATGTGATTGCATCTGACACAGATTCAGTCTATCTTTGCCTTGATGATCTTGTCAATAGCGTCGTTCCTGTTGCAGATGTAACAAAAACAGTCAATTTCCTCGACAAGTTCTGCAAAACTGTGCTTCAGAAAGAGATTGACAAGTCATTTGATCAACTATGCACCGTGATGAATGCTTATGCAAACAGAATGGTGATGGAGCGAGAAGTTATTGCTGATCGCGGCATATGGACGGCAAAGAAGCACTACATTCTTAATGTTTGGGACTCTGAAGGAGTAAGAAACTCGTCTCCCAAACTGAAGATAATGGGAATTGAGACGAGTCGTTCATCGACTCCTGCTCCTGTTCGCGAGGCTCTGAAGCAGTCGATTCATATCATCATGAATGGAGATGAAAAGCAACTTCAAGATCAGGTTGCAGAATTCAAGAAAAAGTTCATGAGCCTGAAGCCTGAAGAGATCTCCTCGCCAAGTTCATGCAACGGACTGAATGACTACAAGAGCAGCAATACGATCTACAAGAAGGGAACACCAATTGCAGTAAAGGGTGCTTTGCTTTTCAATCATCACCTGAAGCGTTTCGGTATTGACAAGAAATATCAGGAGATTCGTGAGGGTGAAAAGGTTAAGTTCATCTATCTGAAGGTTCCAAATCCAATTTCAGATGCTGTTATTTCCTTTCAGTCTTCATTGCCAAGAGAGTTCGATCTACATCGTTTCGTAGATTATCAAACTCAATATGAAAAGAAATTCTTGAAGCCTTTAAAAACCATCCTAGATACTGTAGGATGGGTAGAAGAAGAGCAGTCTACACTTGACTCTCTGTTCGCATGAGTTATACTATGTCTAAAGGAGACAATATGCTTAAAGTAGTTAGAATGATGAGTGGTGAAGAAATCCTCACCGAAATTGAGCAGAATGCTGATGGTAGTTGGCTCTTGAAGAAGCCATGTATCATCATCCCACAAGATCGCATGACCATCGGCATCATGCCTTGGATGAGTTACTGCAACACAAAGGATGGAGTGAATATTTCTGAAAAGTTCGTTGCTTTCATGGTAGATCCATCTACAGATCTTGCAGCAGAGTATGAAGCAATGACATCAAAGATCATCAAGCCAAATAAGGGTCTTGTTTCGCCGCAACTTTCACTTGTAGGAGAGTAAATGGCTTCAAGTGTTGCTGATCGACTTGTGGCACTCAATGTCTTGACAAAATATGTCGATGAATCAACTGAGCGTCTTAAGTTGAAAATGAAAGACAAGAACTGTAAACTTGCAGAGATTGAGCAAGACAATAATAATATTTCGTGCCTTAAGCGAGTTATCGCTGAATTAAAGGATGAACAGAATGAATACTTTCCTAGATGATATTATCAAGACAAGTCAAAATCAATACGCATCGGTAGTTTCCGATGGACTTGATGGAGCAGATGTTCGTGGTTTCGTTGATACGGGTTCCTATTCTTTTAATGCTCTCGTTTCAGGTAGCCTTTATGGTGGCATTCCTGATAACAAGATCGTTGCTCTCGCGGGTGAACAGGCTACAGGCAAGACATTTTTCGCCATTAGCATGGTTTCGAAGTTCCTTGAAGTGAATCCTGAAGGACTTGTGCTTTATTTCGATTCTGAACAGGCTGTGACAAGCGAGATGTTCACGGATCGCGGCATTGATGCGAAGCGCATTGCAGTATTTCCTGTGTCAACGGTTGAAGAGTTCCGTCTACAGGCAATCCGAATCGTTGATCAGATTCTTGCAAAGCCTGAAAAGGAACGCAAGCCTGTGATGATGGTTCTTGATTCGCTAGGAATGCTTTCAACTAGCAAGGAAATGGGAGATACGGCTGAAGGCAAGGAAGTTCGCGACATGACCCGATCACAGGTCATCAAGTCAACTTTCCGCGTCCTAACCCTCAAGTTGGGACAAGCCCGTATTCCGATGATCCTAACCAATCACACTTACGATGTTGTTGGTGCTTACATTCCAACAAAAGAAATGAGTGGTGGAGCGGGTCTTAAGTATGCTGCATCGACAATTGTCTATCTCAGCAAGAAGAAGGACAAGGATGCTGCAAACGAGGTGATTGGTAACATCATCACCTGTAAACTATACAAGAGTCGCTTGACAAAGGAAAACAAGACCGCAGAAGTTCAGTTGAATTATGAAACTGGTCTGAACAAGTATTACGGTCTTGTCGATCTTGCCTTGCGACATAACATCTTCAAGAAGAATTCCACAAAGATCGAACTGCCGAGCGGCAAGACTGTCTTTGAGAAGCAGATCAACAACAATCCCGAGCAATACTTCACACCAGAAGTGTTGCAACTACTAGAAACAGCAGCAGAAAAGGAATACAAGTATGGAACAGGAAACGCAGAATCCGACGAGTCAGCAAATTCAGTTGAGTGAAAACGAATCAATCCCTGATTACATCCTAGTTCCTCATGGAGAAAAGGATCTTGCGGTTCTTATTCTTGATGGAGAATGTAAGGGTGTGAAGTATACCTACGGAGTCATCACCCCGAAGGATAATGAGAGTGCTGATAAGGCAGTTCTTGAATATCACTACGATGTGATTGAAAATCCTATGAATTACACCACAGAGCAACTTCATAAGGTAACAGCAGTCATTCTAAACCAAATTGTGTTGAAGATGGTTGCAGAAGAGTCAGACTTGGGGTATACTGTGGAGAGAGAAGAAGGAGAAGAAATTGAGCCAATTGACGATGGAGAAGTTGATTCTACAGAATCTTCTGGTGAATGAGAAATTCACCCGAAAAGTCCTTCCATTCCTGAAGACTGAATATTTTCAGGACGAGACAGCAGGAAGTCTCTTCAGCACCATCTCTGAATTTGTGCAGAAATACAGCAACCTCCCCACAAGGGAGGCTGTTGTTATTTCGGTAAGTAATAATAAGAAACTTACTCAAACACAGTTTGACGAGATCAATGGTCTGATAGAAGAACTCTACAAAGATCCGAAGCCGCAAGACATGGATTGGCTTGTGGCGGAAACAGAGAAGCATTGTAAGGATCGTGCTGTTTACAATGCAATTCTTGAATCTATTCATATTATCGACGGCAAGAATAAAAACAAGACCACAGATGCCCTGCCTTCGATATTATCGGATGCACTAGCAGTTTCATTCGATACGAATGTTGGTCACGATTATTTCATAGATTCGGATGCTCGTTATGATTTCTATCATAGAACCGAGACAAAGGTTCCATTCGATCTAGAGTTCTTTAATACGATTACGAATGGAGGAGTCACACCAAAAACCCTCAATGTTATCCTTGCAGGAACAGGTGTTGGTAAGTCTCTGTTCATGTGCCACCACGCGGCTAACTGTCTGCTGCAAAATCAAGATGTCCTCTACATTACATGCGAAATGTCAGAGGAGAGAATCGCTGAACGAATTGATGCGAATCTTCTTGATGTAACGATGAGCGATCTTCATCAGTTGCCAAAGGATGCTTATGATAAGATGATTCAGCGAGTAAAAGGAAACTGTGGTGGCAGACTCATCATCAAGGAATATCCCACTTCTTCGGCAAATGTGAATCACTTCCGTGCATTGCTTGAAGAGTTGAACATCAAGAGAAAGTTCAAGCCAACAGTCATCTTCATCGACTATCTGAACATCTGCTCCTCTGCAAGAGTGAAGATGAGTGGTTCAGTCAATTCGTATATCTTTGTGAAGGCTATTGCAGAAGAGATTCGCAGTCTAGCCGTGGAATACAATGTTCCAATCTTCACAGCGACACAGACGAACCGCGAAGGTTTCAACAATACAGAGGTCGAACTTACAAATACTTCAGAATCATTCGGTCTTCCCGCTACATCAGATCTCATGTTTGCTCTGATCTCCACGGAAGAACTTGAGAAGGTGAATCAGATAATGGTG